GCTGCAATAAGACCAGCTGGTCCCGCTCCTAATATATATTTATTTTCCATGTGTAACCTTTTTTATTTAATATAATATAACAATTTTTTTTGATATAATGAAATTTATTTTAACCAATTTTCACTTTCTTCTTTAGTTGGCCAGTCTATAGGCTTTTGGCAATATTTACAAAACCATCTTATACTAAAGCTTTCTGTAAATCTTAATTCTTTATTTTTATGTGGACATTCGTCTTGTATTTTTTTTATTTCTTTCTTTATCGTTCGAAGTTTTTCGTTGAGTTTGGATACGTCCATTGGAGTCTCCTTGCGTATTCTTTGGTTTGACCAAAAATTCTTTACAATATAACTCCTCTATCCAGCTATCGTACTTCACAGCTTCCTCCTGCACATGCTAATTCGCCAGATAAATTTGTGTTATCATCTATTTCGATAACTGTTGATAATTCTACTTCTGTTAATGACTTCATCATTTCTTTATACTTCGTCTTTGTAATATCTTCAAATGGCGCCTGAGTATAACTACCACCATCATAAGGTAGTACTGACAAACCATTATATGATTCTCTATTTTGCCACATCCATTCTCCTGCCAATTCCCAGTCTTCTTTTTTAAGAGATATTGTTGCAGATACATTATGAGTGTTTGAACCTTTTCTATGTCCTGAGCTTACCCATTCAGTAGCTACTTTTTTAACTCTATCTAAAAGTGCAAATGGAGATTCAGTTCTCAATATAGATCCGCTTGGAGCTTTTTGAGGCACTTGGATTACTGCTGTATCATGTGGTCTAAAATATTCGTCTTCTACTAATTCTGGGTGGTGTAGTATCAAATGCTGATATATTGACTCATTTTTTCCAACTCGTATACGTCTAATATAATAATTATTATGCCACGCATGAATACCTGAACTAGTCCCTAAAACTAAAGAAGTTGTTCCTGCAGGTTTTACTGTGGTTGTTCTTGCTGCTTTATTTATTCCAATAAGTTTTGCAACTCTTGAATTTTCTCTTTTAACTTTATCAGCTGCTTGTTTCATATCATAACCTAATACACGGCCACTACCAATTCCTGTCATTGAAACACCTATTAGTGCCTCTTTCTCTGTAGTTTCTCTCCAAACATCTCTTAAATAATGAAAATCAGTATATCCTGCTTGAAGCGTGCCAACAAATGCTGCAGCTTTTACTCTTTCATTTAAGTCTTCTTGTGATTCTATATTTGAAACATTTACTTCACAAAGATTACAAAACTGAAAAGGTCTCAAAGCGATTTCGCAACAAGGGTTTGTTCCCCAATCTTTATCGTTGTTAAGATAGATACCAGGTTCTCCTGCTCCTGATAATTCTACACGTTTCCAAAGATCTAAAAAGAATTCTTTCGTGATCTTATGTCTCATTAAGCATGCTGAGTTGTTTGCTCGACCTCTCTGTGCATTTAACTCCCACCAATTACCAGTTTTACATCCAATCATTTCATTGTCATCTGCAGAAAACAAACTAATAAGTGCAGCTCGTCTAATACCACCAGCTAAAACTGCATCAGCAATATGGCATACAATGTCGTGTGCTTCTAAAGTTGTAAGTTGGTCTCCTGTTTCTTTAGATTCAAGCATTCCTTTTATTTTTACAATACATTCTTTAAGTGGTTGAGGGCCAGGAGCTTTACCACCAGATGTAACCAATTGCGAACCTTTAGGTCTAATGTCAGAATAATCAAATGTTATTTTGCTTCCACCACCATTCATATATGATTTCATTAAAACTTTAACTGCATCTGCCCAACCTTCAATTGAATCTCCAATTAAAAATCTTTTCTTTCTTTTTGGATATGGCTTTTGAATTATTGGTAATTTTTCAACATGATGTTTTTGAACTGAATATCCAACTCCTGTTCCACCTAATAATAAAAACATTGTTTCACTAAATGCGTCTATAGAATCTATAGGAAGATATGCGCAATTATATACTCTGTTTGGAGATATTTCAATTGGCTTCCCACCAAACTGCAAACTTCGCATAGATGGTAAAATTTTCTTATTATATACTAATTTATATTTTTCTTCTATTTCTTCTTTTAGTTGAGGGAATTTTTTTATGTGCATTTCTTTATTCCGTGTCACTAACTCTTCCCAAGTCTCTCGTCTATTTAATTCAGGTACATACTTTGCATACTTCATGTAAACAGTAATTTCCGACAATATTTGATTTGATATTTCCATGTTTCTCTTCCTTTAATTCGTAACGTTTCTGAAAAAAATAAACCAACTAGTTATTTGTTGGCTTGCTAGTATAAATATATTAGTCATCTAATTCTTCGAACCTTTTCTTCATTTCTTTTCTTAAGTACTCTTCATGATTACTCATTTGAGTCTTTAATTCTGCACCTCTAACTGATGACTCATCATATATTTGAAAGCTACCATTATTAGTATCTATTTGGCTAGGGAATGTTATTCCATCAGGTCCAAATCGATTTTTAATAACATGGATTCTTCCAGTACCACCAACTTTATCTTCAATTTTTCTACTTAATGACATTACAAAATCTGCTGTCATAATTTTCGAATACGACTCTGCAATTTTATCTGCTTGTATTACATCTTCTTGAAGCGCCGATCTGTTTGCCTGAGATGCTGTCCAAACTGGTACATCAATAGTACCTGCAAGACCTCTTAACTCTTCGTATATATTACCTAGCTCTAATCTATAATCTTTGTGGCCGTGGCCTGATCCCCTTAATAGATCAGCATAATCTAAAATAATCATATCAGGTTCTTTACCTAATATTCTATATCTTTCAACATGAGATGCAATTGTAGATATCGCTGCTGTCTTTGTTGGATAGTATTTTACAATAAGATTTCCTGGTATTTTTTCTACCGTTTCTTTAACTGAGTCTATATTATATTTTAATTCCTGATTCGCAATGCCTGTAATTACAGAATCATATCGAAGTCCAACGTAAGCTTCATTTAATTCTAAAGTATAATGTAAAACATTTTTTCCTTGCTTTATAACATTTGCTCCTAGATTTACAAGAAGGAATGACTTACCAATACCAGCTGGAGCTACTACAACTCCTAGCTCTCCTTTTCCTAAACCGCCATCCATGAGGTTATCAATTACTTCCCAACCAGTTGGTTGTATGTGTCTTGTTGCCTGGTTATATCTATCATCTACAGAAGCCACATAATCATGACCTACATTTCTTTCACAACCAGCAGTCATAGCAGTATCAATCTTAGCTTTTATTGCGTCATATTTACCTGCACTTAAAAGTTCAACTGAATCCATGATTGCGTGCTTTAATACTTTATTTTTGCAAAAGTCTAGTGTCTGCTCCATTACAAATTCTAGATCTTGAGAATCAAGATGTTTCAAAGCTTCTTTCACATTTTCAACAACACTTACTTTTAATACGTCATCTGTAATTTCAGATATTTTTACCTTAAGTACTTCAGCTGTTGGCTGTGATTTATATTGTCTAAAATAATCTTTTATCGTAGAAACAAGAAATTGGTTAGATTCATTTTCAAAATACGAATCTTCAAGAATATCATTTATTTGCTGTAAAAATTCTTTATTTTTAAGTAAGCAAGTTATTATTTTTATTTGGAATGTATAACCAAATTCACTAAGTCTATCACTCATGCGTTTTATCTGCCATTATGTCGAGATGAGAAAAACAAGTTTTCAACCAAAAATCTGGATTTTTAATCGCTGTATTTAATTTGTCTTCTAACATCATTGTTTGAAATTTATATTTTACCAATCTGCTTACTGGTTCTTTTACTATATCTATAATATTTGATTTTGTACTACCACTAATATCTACTTCTGAAAGTTGCATAAGATCATAATTAAGCCTTATTGTTTTTTCATTGTTTTTTATATCTGAAATTACTTTTGAATTATCGTCTAAATCTTTTACATGCTGTAGCAATTCGTCTAATGATAATTTTTTATCTTCGAATAATATAGGTAGTTTTTTCTGAAGTGTTTTTACACCTACTCCTTTTATACCTGGAATATTATCTGATGTATCACCTTTCATTGTTCTATATAATAAAAAGTTGTGTGCTGGTATTTCAAAGTCTTCGTGTACTGTGTCCTTAAAATAATACTTCTTTTTTGTAGGGGACCATACTTGGACTCTATTATCTACTAGCTGTAGAAAATCTTTATCTGTCGACATTATATAAAATTGACTCTTAGGATATACTTGCTGAGAAATATATGCCATTGCGTCGTCAGCTTCTATATTTTCTGGTGCCAAAACTGTTATTGGTAATACATCTAGATATTGAGTAAGTCTTTGAATTTGCTGTGACATTGATACTCGTTCATCTTCAGGACTATGGAAGGAGCTTAGACGAGTTAACCGCTTTCTAACTTTTCTGTTTGCTTTGTACTCCGGGAAGAGTTTTCGCCTTTTACTAGAACCGCCTTTACCATCAAAACAAATAATCACCCTAGTTGGTTTGATGTTTTTAATTGCATAACCAATAGATTGCAGAAAACCCGTCATCCCCCCAATATGTATACCATCATCATTAGTACTTGGATTGACGGCAAATGCTCTTATAAAAGTATTCAATCCATCAATCAATAAAATCCTATCATTAGGACTTTGACTTAAAGTGTCATCTTCTTTAAGATTTTTTAGAATGTCTAAATATTGTTGTTTCATATATGTAATATAACTAAAATTTCCGACATAATAAAATAAAAAACGTACTAAGTGGGCAGTTTTTTTATTTTATTGTTATAAACCTAGCTTTCGCTTTTTCTGATTTCGCCACAGTGATTTGTAATAAGCCATTGTGCATTGTTGCATCCAAATTTGATAGGTCATAATCAGGACTAACCTTCCATCCCATATCGAAACTTCTTCTTGCTATACCTCTATGCATATAAGCTGGAGCTTCTTCATCTGATGGGTTGGATTCTATATTTGGTTTTTTGTAAGCAACCTTCAAAGTGTTGCCTTCAATTGAAATTTTAATTTCGTCTTTGTCTAACCCGACACAAGCGATATCAAAGCAGAGTGTGTCGTTTTTTGTAAACACATCTACTGGATAATCTGGTTTTGATTCCATAAAAGAACCAAAATCTACATTTGTATCGAAAAAGTTTTTGAATAATAAATCGGTGGAGAAGAGTCTCTCACCTAATAATTGTCTTGTCATAATAAATCTCCTTAAATAATTTTAATGTTTTAACGCCCACTTAGTACGTTTAACATATATAAATATACAGCTACTCAGTCTTATTTCTGATTAGCTATATGGTACATTTCTTGCCCTGCTTTCCAGCAACCTTTAGTTCTTTCGGCAATTGCAATTGTATGTTTACTTTTAATTTTAGATAAAGCATCGGCAATATCTTTCTGATCTTCCAAGTCTCGAACAGTAACTGTATTATAGATTACAGACTTAAATTTTTCGCTTGTCTTACCTGTCTTCTCGTCTCTAACGATGCCATCTTTAATTTTTTCTTTCTTTACATTTATTAAATGCGCTGTTAATCTTTTCATAATATATCTTAATTTTAATTGTGTTAAAAATAAAAGGCTCTTGGTTGGTTAAATAAATCGAATCTAATAGTGAGGATTTTTAACTCTTAACATTCTGCACCACGGGAAGGTGGCCTTTTTTCACAGAACAAGGAAAACCAGAGGGGAGTGTTTTGGGTTCGTTTGATGCCGGTCTTAAACCTACTACCTCAACTCTCGTGGATTCCTATTTCTTATAATACTTTGATTACATCAGACTTCTTAACTTCAACTACTTCAAATTCTACTGATGAGTTTGCAAAGTCTGCGTTGACTTTTACTTCTGCATCTGTAACTGATACTGCTGAAACTAAATAAGCTTCCTTCTTCCACGTAACTTTGTTACCATTATCTGTTGCGACTTTTACTCTTGCTAAATAATACATATCCATAACTTTTCTCCTTATTGTTTTATATATAACTTTCTATTTCTAATATACATAACACCAGTTGGTGCTTCGTTTAATTTTCTACCTGTCAAATCATATATGATACCATCATCAATGTTGTTTCTCCACATACAACAGCTACATCCAAATTGGCATACTTCGCTTATTGCAGTTGGATTACCCATCATCATAACCATCCACCCATTTGGTCCGAATACCAATGAATCACATTGCATACAAGTATAAGTCATTGTATCGATAGTCATATCAGTTGTTAGACAAACTTTAATTGTATCGGTTGTCATAAACTGCTGGAAGTATACTGTTGTTCCTGTATCTCCATAACATAAATTGTCATCACATACTGTCCATGAATAATTTGATACTACACACGGAAAGTTAACCGGACATGTTCCATTGACCCAAGCTTCTAATTGTAATAAATTAGTGTTTGCAGTTGATGTAATTGCATATTCAACTGAATCACATGGGTTGATTTGTGCTTGTGTTTGTAGTCCAAGCGATACTAATAATACTACTAAAATTCTTTTCATTTTATTCTCCTTATTTTAATATAATAACAATAACTATGCGGTGGGGTTCGAACCCACAGTTTTTCAAGTACCAGTTGGTTGGCTAAAAACTTAAAAAAAGCCATTATGTTCATGCACTCTTTATGAACATTGAGTCGGCGTTACCGCTTCGGTTACCTTCCGTAGAAGGGTGTCTTCCAGAACCTAATCATCCTTTTGGGATTTTCGATTACTTCCACCACGCATAGCATTGTTATTATCCTATTGGCACATCATCATCACCGATTTCGATATCATCGATACCAATGTTATCGGTTTTATATGACATAACCATTGTTTCACAAATTTTATTATAAATACTTTCTTTTCTTTCTGGATTTGAAAGTACCTTTGTTTCAAAATCTTTAGACAAGAATTTAATATCCTCGCCAGTAATATCACAAGTATAAGTATACCAACTTCCACCTTGTTGTAATAATTTATAGTCTTTCATTACTTGCAACCAACTTCCTGTATCATCGATTCCTGATTCGAAAAAGATGTTGAATTCTGCTTGTCGCAATGGAGGACCCATTCTATTTTTTACAACTATTGCTTTTGTTTTAATACCTATTGTTTGTTCTTTACCCTGAACCTTTGCTTTAATCTGACCTGCTGCTTTTAATCTTAATCTACAACTTGCATGAAATTGAATAGCTTTACCCCCAGAAGTAGTCCACGGATCTCCAAACATAACTCCAAGCTTTTGTCGTAACTGATTAGTAAAAAATAAAGCTACTCTTTCTCTACCAATTAGTTGAGTAATTTTTCTCATACCTTTTGATAAAACGATTGCCTTTGATGTTGCCCAACCTTCTTTGTCATAATCCTGAGCCTGTTCAACTTTAGTAGTTGCTGCCGCAACAGAATCTACTGCAATTGATACAAGTCTATTTTTATCACTTTCTTTAACTTTAAGAATTATATTTTCAATTACTTCAAAAATATCTTCTACAGTTTCAAGTTGAATATAAAGCATTTTTGTCATATCCATACCTATTGCCGTTAAGAATTCTTCATTCATAGCATTTTCAGTATCGATATACACAGCCAATCCTCCTGCTTTTTGAGTATTTGCAAGTAAGTGAGCAGCTAATAGTGATTTACCGGAGGCTTCCATTCCAGTAATTTCTGTAATTCTACCTACAGGTAAACCACCATTTGGCCTATTAGAAATAGCAAGGTCAAGAATAGATGAACCTGTACTTATCCATTCAGTCAAATCGGTTGGTGTATCTTCCGCACCATCAAGAAAGTATGCTACTTTCATTCCCTTAAACTGCTTGTTTAGTGAGTCAGCTAAAACGCTGGCCAATTCATCTCTTTTAGTTTTCTTTGCCTTTGCCATATTATTTCTCCTTACTCGTTAAATAAATCATCAAATGCAGTTTCAATACTTTCAGTTGATTTTACGCCTGTTGCAGCTGCTGTTGCAACTGGAGCTTTTTCAGTTTCAGTATTTGAATCTGGGTCTAACCATTCACCTAGTACTGCCTTTAAGTTATCGTATGATTGTTTTTTGAAAATTTCAAAAATATCTTTCTGACCACTTACAATTTTTTCAGCTACGTTTTTATCTTCAGTAGCTGCTGATTGATTTGGCTTTACACGGATTGCTGTTTTAGGATAGTTTCCTACTCCTTCTGCTGGAGTGAATTCTACTGAAATATCTCTACCAGCCTGTACATCTGTGATATCACCATAGTCTGGATCTGCGATAAATCCTAGTAATTCAGTATATACTTGTTTACCGAATCCCCAAAGTTTAACGCCTTCCGATTCTTTACCTCTAACGATAACTGGAGCGTAAACTCTCATCTTAGGTGTTAATTTTTTCGCTAAATTAAAATCATCTGATTTACCTGTTGCTCTTAATTTTTGAGCGAATTCTTCTACAGGATCTGGATCACCATACGTTACTGGTGATAAGTAATTTTTCTTACCTAAATCATAATGAAAGTACATCTCGATAAACGGATTGTCTTTATTAAATTGATAAGGTACGATTCTTACTTGGTTTTTACCTGGTTCAGGTTTCCATAAATTATCTTGTCTACCTGTTTGTGTTTGTAAGTTATTTAACTTACGTCTGATTGCATCTAAATCTATTGCCATCTTTTTCTCCTTTTAATTATTATTTATTATTTTTAATTTCTTGCACTTCTTTTCTTAGGTCTTGTGCCTGACCTTTAATTTCTTGCATTGCTTTTCTAATTCTAGTTCCAGCTGACATGTTTCCATTGTTAAATTTGTCTACATCTGTCTGGATATTTTCTAAAATCGTTTGCAATTCTTGAATTGATACTGCCATCGTTTTTTCTCCTGTTTTTAATTATTACTATAATATAACAAAAATTTCTTAATCTAAAAAACTTTTGTTAAACTTTTTTTGCGATACCAATCTGGCTTCATCGCTATTTTTTCTGCCAGACGTTTTCTTATAATTTTCTGGTCCTCTAAAGTAGGCATCCAGTCATTATATAATTCTAATGGAAAAACATCTTTAGGAAATTTTCTATTTGGGTCAGGGCTAAATCCCCTAGACTTCATTTCCTCTACAAGGTCGTCATATCGTTTATTTAGATATAAACCTTTATCATAGAAAAAGTACACATGACCTGTATTAAGGGTGTAATTTTTACTAATTCGCTCTTTTTTGAATCCAGCTTTACTTTTAAGAGTTCTACTTAATGCAGCAGGAACCATAGTAATTTCTCTATATTCTGCTATTAAATGCTGGTCTGTTAATTCAGATGGTGATATGATGTTTATTCTTGTCATGATACTTTCCAAAATAATTGTACGCAAATTATACCTGTTGCTAATATTAGCGATGTTAAAGTTTTTAAGTTAATACCTTCTCCCATCATCCACCAAGTTATTATTGCGTATGATGATATTCCCAATGCAAACCCTATAAATCTACCTGGCCATAACATACCATCAAAATGTTCTACGCAGTATTTTGTTCCATATATAAATGTATATGAAATTATACTACCAAATACTATTGCTAAAATGTGAGGATTTTTATCGAACCAAGTCCACTTGAACTGTCCGTTTAATTGAAACCATATTAAGATGTGACCCGTCAAGAACAACATCATAGAAAGTGCTAATTTGCTCATTTGTTAATTTGCTTTTATTATTAAGTATTTTTTATTTATATATAAATATAACAAAACTTACCGAGATATAAAAATTTTATCGGGTTTATTTTTTATATTTGCTATTTATTTTATTAAATTTTTTATTTATATCGTTATTGTCTAGACAATTAAAGTATTGTTTTTTAGTAACTCTTTGATTTTCTCTTGAATTATTTAATAAAAGTTCATTTACATTTATTTCTGAAAAATTAGAAAGCTCATTTATTGAATTTGATATGTTTTCTGTATTTAATATTAAAAGTTTTTCCTTTGGTATTAAATCTTTTATTTTTTTTATAGAGCTATAATAATATTGTAGAGAATCTTCAATTAAATTAGTATTTAATAATATTGTTGTAAAATGTTTATCTATTCCTAGTGGTAAACCTTTCTTTGATGCTTCTAAACTGAATAATATATCTCCATCTGTACGGATATCAAAATATTTTCGTCTGTAGGTTTGAGAAAATATATTATATAATCTATATATCATATTTATATCTGATATAAACCAAGACCTTGCTTCTCTTATTGTAAAAATAAATTTTGCATTTGGGAACTTTTCTAATATTATATCTGCAAAGTAATGATTGTAGCTTGAAGAATCAACGAATGCTGAATTTCTATTTTCTTCTCTATTATTTATATATTGTACAAACTCATTTCTAGAAATAATATTGTTTTTCCAATTATATATTTTGCTTATTGTGTTTTCAAATTCAAATTCGTGTACTGAATTATAGTTTTTGAATATCCCAGCAATAGACGTCGTTCCTGTCTTTTCTATTCCTAGATTGTATATTTTCATGAACCTATTTTTTTATTTTTATATGTACGACTTCTTTGATAGATGTATCAATTCTTCTCAAACCTTCGTCGTTTGTAACCAATATGCTGTTTCTATAATTTTCCCAATTTAATTGGAACGTAGTATCTAATACTCCATTATTACAAGTTTTAATACATTCGTTTAATGCGTTGATAGTATATAAAGTATTTGTTTGTTTCTTTCTATGCAATGAGATTGTATCTGTAAGTATTTCAACTTTATTTGATGCGTCTATATTATATGTACACATAAGTTCAGATTTATTTTCTTCATTATTTAATACAAAAATCTTATTATAAAGTATATCGTACGCTTGTATAATTTTATCTACTGTTTTTGTAAGCAGCTTCGTTTTTGTGAATGTACAAAGTAATTGAGTTTTCATTAGTTTGATGTCTCCGCCATTTCTACTTGTAAATCTTTTCCATACTGGCCTGCAACTTTTGAAATTGAACCACCTGTTCTATGAGTATCAGTTCCTATATGTACTTTTTTCTTCTTACCTGTATTTTCATCTATTTGATTTGAAACATAAACTAGATTCATGGTTCCAGCTTCAACTTCAACATTTTCTAAAAGATGGGTTTCTAGAGTTTTATTATAATTACCATCTGGATTTTTCTTTCTGTATTCTTCTTCTGAATCAAAACCTGTAACTTTTGCCAATGCAGTTCTATAATCTTTAGGTGATACAGAATGTTCTCCCATTTCAGTCAACTTTCTACCGTCAGCTTCTCCACTAACATTTTGTGTAATATGAACCCTATCTAAAAATCCTTTTACATAAGCTTGAGTTCTAGGACCATTTTTAGGTGGAATAGAATGTCCAGCTTCTTTATCAAGTCTTTTTAACTCTGCAGTTGTTTGAGTTTGCATTCCCTTTATATCCTCACCTCTACCTCTTTCTGCCTTTTCCATATCTCTTAGACCTGCATTGCTATGTATTTCTATAAAATCCTTTTCATCAAATATATTACCATACATTACTTCGCCTTTTTTATCAGGCTTTGTAAATTGTTGTTTTAATTTTTTAGCTGCATCTTCAGGTGATAATCCATCGTTAACTAATTTTTGCATTTTACCATTTATATCACGAGTCACTATTGTAATTTTTTCGTTTGTTCTTATATGATTACCTTTTGAAACTCCTCCAGTTCCCGTTACCATAGTTGCAGCGTTTACAATATTATCATCAGAATATTCTTTTCCTTCATTCTTAAACTGCTTAGCTGTTTTATTCTTCCATTCTTTATATTCTTTTGACTTAATATCTTTATTTGGTGGACCATCAATACCCATAAGCTTTGCTTGTACTTCAGGTTTTTTAAGAGATTTTGCTGTATATTTTCTTTTATTTGCAAGCTCCTCTGGTGATAGTTTGTCTTGAGCTTTTCCCATTTTAGATCTTCCGCTCAAAGCTTGTGCAGCTTTGGCCATTGTTGATTTCGCTTGTGTTGTAGATAATCTTTTACCGTGTTTTTCAGTAGCTGATTTAACTCCATCTGCAAATCTTTCATCAAATTTATTAGCCTTAGCAAATTGTTCTTCTGCCACTTGTACAACATCAGCTTTCTCTTTAGGTTTCATATTTAATTCTTCAGCTGCCTTTAATATAGAACGTCTAGAACTATTAACTGTACCGCTTGATTGTTGGTCGTTTAATGTTTGTTTATTTGAAATATATACAATTCTATCATTTCCATCACTGTCTTTGTAAATCATTATTGTATCAGCGTCACCTTCTTTTCCAGTAATAGATTTATCACCTGCATTTTTTTGGAATTCGTATAGCTCCTTTTTAGCGTGAGCTATAGCTTTAGGAGTTTTTGCTTCGCTTAGTTGTGTTGCTAATGTGTCTCTAACAACTGTGCTGTCTGTAGTATTAACTGGATAACCTTTTGGTTGTTCTTTATTATATTTGAAGTCTGGATTATTTTTTACTTCTCTGGCTGAATCAAACCCTGCAATTGATGCATTTGCAAGTTTGTTTAATTTCTTTTCATTTTTCGCAACTTTACTATCAGGATAGTTTTCTTTAACATGCTCGGCTATCTTTTTAGCAATTTCTTCTTTTGTTATGTTTGTATCTGTTAATGAAATTTCTCTACCTATATTTGTCATTTCTTCCTGTATAGTTGTATCGCCACCACCTTTTCCAGCTTTACCACCAAAAGCTTCTGCTCTAGATTTACCTGCTCGATTCTTTATATCTTCAGAGCCTTTTGTTGCAATAACTGATGGTTCATCTTTTCTTGATACAGAGTCTATAATTTCATCTGTTGATTTTCCATCCCATCCCGGACCACTTGCTTTTTTAGGATATTTTTTAACTTTAGCTTTATTTGATTTTGATTTATCTTTTTTTTCAGCATCTCCAACAGTTGTTTCTTCACCTCCAATTTTTACTTTAGTAGTTTTTCTCATTTTGTGTTTAGCTTTATATTTCGCTAAATCTTTAGAAGTATTAAATTCAATTTCAGAAATATACGCGTTTATAAATTCTTCAGAATACTTATGTGCTCTAAGAGTTGCCTCAAGTAGTTCAAGATGATTTCTATTTTTTGGGTCAGGCATACCATCGTTAACTCTCCAAGCCCAATCTTTTAATAAATAATTTATGTTCACAGTATTCTCCTATCTATATAAATATCAAATTAGAGGTCCAAAGGCCTCATATTATGATAATCTCTACCAATCTTAAGATTAGAAGGGAGTGACATTAAATCCTGTATTTTATTAAGAATTTTCTTATCTTCAGGGGCAACATCAAATATAAATGCATCATATACATATAACACCATTTTACTAGAATATTTTTCAAGTAATTCAAATATGTTTTTTAATACCTTACAATTCATTTCAGTTTCATATGCCTGTATCAAATAATTAAATAATTTTTGAGGATTCATATCTTTTAGATTTCTTTTATATAACCTTCGTTTTAATATTGGTGTTTCTATATAACCTTTACTATTATAAATATCCCAAAGCTTAGAAATATATTCAGATGTCTTATTAAAATATTCAATTCTTAAAAACTCTTTTGGTATACCACCATAAAGAATCTGAAAACTAATTTTTTTAGATTCATCGTACTGTTCTTTAGTTAGTGTATCTGAATCAAAATATAATTTACCTAAATATCTATGAAAGCTTCCCTCGGGTTGTTCTATATTTACTAATGAAGCTATAAGTCGTAAATGATATGCGTCATAATCAAATTCAGCTAAATAACCACCTGAAAATCTGCTGATGTATTTTTTTCTAGTGCCATCGTCTTTATTTAACGCTGCATAATTTATACCATTATTTGAATTAGCGGGCCTTCCTGTTGTTGTATATACGTTATATTTTGTATATTCCATACCTTCTT